CACCGCCAAAGAAGGCGTTGCGGCAAAGGAGAAGGCTACTGGTCGCAAGGACAAGCCTGGTGTGGCTGATAATGCCACTGACCTTTCCGAGATCATTAAGACCTGCAAAGTCCTCGGCGCCAACGGTCGATGGGCACGAGACTGGGACGATGTGGTCAAGAGCCTAAAGGCTGGTGCTGCGGTCGTCATCAACGTGCAAGCGGCGCGGTTCTACCCGCCACAGGCGATTAGCGCATGGCATAAGCGATTCGTTGGTCGGCACGCTGGAGCAACCTATGGTCACATGGTTTCAGCAGTTTGGGATGCAGAGTTTGGGTTTCAGTTCGCTGACCCGACGTTCTCCGGCGTGAAGGCCGAGAAATATGCCTGCCTCGTCTCCGAAAAGGAGCTCAAGGCAATCGCATCAAGCAAGGGCGAGGCGCCGTACAAGCGCTGCGTCATCATCAAGAAGTAGGAGGAATCATGAGCGAAGATTTCAAGGCAGTACTTGCGTCGTGGGGACGCTCGTTCCTGGCAGCGTGCCTGGCGCAGTTCATTGCGCTTGGAGGCGGCGCATTCGACATCAGCAAGGATGGATGGAAGTCCATCGTCGCGGCAGGTCTTGCGGCTGTCGTTCCAGTCGTCATCCGCTGGTTGAATCCAAAGGATTACGCGTTCGGCCGCATGGAACTTGGTGAGTAATATTAACTTGGCCCCAGTCTTGACTGGGTGCCACATCTGCCGCAGCCCATTTGCCGAGATGATCGGCAAGCGTATGAAAGAGGGGATGCCAGATACGCGCATCAGCGCCTGGCTCGAGTCAGAGGGCCAGTACTTTAGCCGCATCACACTTGGCAAGCACCGCAGGGAGCACCTGACGACTGACTTCGAGCGAGCCAAGGCGGATGCGGTAAAGCTGATGGAGAAGCGAAAGAAGACGCTCAAGCCGGCAGCTGGGACTGACCTGGCAGCGCTTGTCAGAGACTACACGTTCTCCGCAGTAGAGAACGGCGAGCTAGTTCCGACGCTCTCAGAGGGGCTCAGGGCACAGGAGATCCTGGACCGACGCCAGGAAAAAGGCGCAGATAGGGATTTGGCCATGACGCTGGCCTCGATCCTTGGTGGGGCTACCGTGGTGGAGGGGATTGCGACGCCAGTGGAACCGGAGCTAATCGAGGGATGATGACATACGTGTACGTTGGTGGAACCTTCGACTTGTTCCATTACGGACACGCAAGGTTCCTCAGGAAGTGCCGGGAGTACGGCAAGGTCCTTGTAGCACTGAATACCGACGAATTTGCTTCGCGGTACAAGCGTAAGCCAATTATGTCGCTTGAGGAGCGGATTGAATCTGTAAAGTCCTGTCGGTGGGCAGACGATGTAGTCGTCAACACTGGAGACGAAAACACAAAGCAGACGATCCTATCGATGCCAGACAAGAAGTTTGTCTACATCGCACATGGCAGTGACTGGGTTGGAGAAGACCTTCTCCGGCAGCTCGGAATGACACAGGAATGGATTGACGAACAGGGCATCAAGATGCTCTACATCGATTATACTGAGGGCGTATCAAGCTCAGACATCATCAGGAGAATCAGTGGCGACGTTCACCGCGATTGTGACTGCACACGAAGACGAGTCCGCTCTTCAGAGAGTCGTCGAGTCGTTGACTGCGCAGACTAGGAAGCCAGATGAAATCATTGTACTTGCTAGCAACATTGATCTTTCGAGGGTTTCAAAAAGATTCCCATCGGTACGTTTTATCCGCGAAGAAAACAAGTCAGACTGGGGCCATGACAAGAGGGCCAAGGGGCTTGACCTGGCGACATCTGATTACGTTGGCTGGTTCAACCACGACGATTCATACTCCAAGACGTACGTCGAAGTAATGATGGACACTGTCGACCGAGGATTTGATGTAGCGTTTTGCGGATGGAACTCAAACAGCACACCAGAGTTTAGATCTGGCAGTTCAACATCTGGCAACTATATTGTTCGAACCTCTATCGGTAGATCTGCTGGATATCTAGATAGGCACTACGAAGCAGATGGAACATTTATTGACAGGATTGCCGCGAAGACGTCGGCAATAAAATTTGTACCGGAAGTCCTGTACTTCCACAATGAGGTGAAGTAATGCCAAAGACGGCAGCATGGCAACGAAAAGAGGGGAAGAACCCGAAGGGCGGCTTGAACGCCAAGGGAAGAGCCTCGTACAAGGCACAGACTGGCGGAACCCTGAGGGCCCCAGTGAAGAGCGGGGACAACCCGCGGAGGGCGTCGTTCCTGGCCCGCATGGGCGGGATGCCTGGCCCGGAGAGGGACGAGAAGGGTCGACCGACACGGCTCCTGTTGAGCCTTCAGGCCTGGGGCGCTAGCAGCAAGGCAGACGCCAAGGCCAAGGCTCGTGCGATGAGCGAGCGACTCAAGAACAAGAAGAGGGGCAAGGGACGTGATTAAAGAACAGCGTATTTTGGCAGACGAAAGCGCGTTTTCAGTGTTAGGCGAAGACGTACGAGCCAACACATTCGTTCCACCGTACGTCTTTCCAAGCGAGAGTTCTTCTGGTAGGCGATGGAGAACATATGGTAAAAGCGCCCTGTCCGAATCTTCATTCAACTCATTTAACTCGGTATCGTCTTACACGCCAAGCCCATACACGCTGAACTCTATTCGGTACCAGAGCAACAAGTCTAGGTGAAGAATCTTAGTGGACAAACCGCTATTGACTTGGCTCGCGGCCGCAGTGATATCGAGTTCTTTGCTTCTCGCTGGCTCGGTATCAACGGCAACCCAGGGCAAATCAGATGGTGGAATGCGTGCGCTGAGCGAGCTGAGGACGGATACAGGCCGAAATACCTCACGACCGCAGTTTCCGCTGGCAACCGTGCCGGGAAGACGCTCGCAATGGCGGTGGTATGTTTCCACCATGCGATCTATAAACTCGGCGTACGCCCGCCAACGCCTGGCAGCGCTCAAGACGCTCAGCGGTGGATTAGCGATCCGTATGAATGGTATCACGTCGGAATCCAGCAGGAAACAGCTGAGCTCGTACATCGAGAAATTTCGATGATTTTGCAGGGCGTTCACCCGGCCCAGAAGGGCCAGGGGTGCCCTCTGACATCAGAACTTGGCAAGATAGCAGACTTTGAAAAAAGATATAGAGGTGAGTACCTGTGGGTGAAGTTCAGCCCAATCCTGGGTGGGGCCAGCATACACTTCAGGACAACTCAGGACAAAGCGAAGGCGCTCCTGGGCAAGGACATGAACGGGATATCGTTCGACGAGGCGGCTTTCGAGCCGCATCTAGTGACAATCTACCAGGAGGTTCTGAACCTACGTCGCCTTTCGACAGGCGGACCTCTGCATTTCATAGGAACGCCAACGGAAGGTTTCAACGACTACGCAGACCTTTGGGAGATGGGAAACCCAGAAAGCCCGAGCAGAGACCCTCAGTTTATCAGTTTCCGGATGTCCACGAGAGACAACATCGGTTTCGGCTTGAAGCAGCAGGACTTCGACGCAGTAGTGCGCCAGCAGGCAGAGTACCTGATTCCGCAAAACGTGGATGGCCACTTCATAGAGTCACGTAAGGCTTTCTTCTCATCACTGGGTGTGGAAGCCTGTTTTGATAGCTCGATAGAGCTCGAGGAAGCGCCAAAGTCGGCTCACCGTTACGTTCAGGGCTGTGACCCTGGAATCTCGTCCGACGCAACATGGGCGATCACACTCGACATCACCAACCGCAAGATGATGCGCGGGGTTCGGGCCAGGAAGCGTGGCGGTAAACAGACGATCACTGCGGTGGTCAATATGGTCAGAGAGGGGCATCTTCTCTACAGCTCCGGAGCCCAATGCACAACGATCGTTGACTCAACTGGGATGGGCGGAAAGCTATTCCGCGAGGAGTTCTCGATCATAAAGCCGCTAAGAGACTTTGATTTCGGTGGAACAAAATCCAAGAAGCTAGAGCTTCTGAATGACCTTAAGGCAATAATCGACCGCGGGAACCTCAAGTTCCCACGCGGAGGAGTATGGGAGGACCTAAGAAAGCAAATGCTTGCTTACAAGCTTGACGACAAGCGAATCGAGCAGGACGCCGTCATGGCCCTCGCAATCGCCGTGCGATACGCGATCAGGAATCCCGAGAAGGCTGCCGCAAACATGGCCTTCTCCTACTTTGGAGCTGCTGAATAATGGCAAAGGCACGAGGAGTACCACGAACATTCGTCGATGGAAAGGGCGTCCCTGGTCAGTACACAACTGACCCTGCAGTTGCAACTCCAGAGCAGATTAAAGCTGTAGGCGATTCAATTGAGAAGGCCAAGCGCCTCTCAAGGGGGTCTGTTGAGCCAGGAAGAATGCCAAGTGCCGGCATCGCAGTAAAGAATATTGCTTCCGTAGCTAAGGTCAGGGGAGAGTCTAGGACACCAGCTCCGTCTTCGGTCTCAAACTCTGGCGTATCTGTAACATCTGCAATCGCAACTTCCCCAGTCAGGATGAACGCGTCTGCTGGTGGAGCCAGCAAGCCAATTAAGAAGAACTACACGCCAATCGACGCGGACAAACTTACACCTGGCCAAGCCAATGCCATCGAGATGTACCGCAAGTCGCTCCAAATGCAGGACATCAATCCCGACGAGAACGACGAGTTCAAGCTGTACGGAGAGATCCTTACGCGAAAGCAGCAGCTCGAGCCAGAACAGAACCGACTCCGCAGCATGTTCCGCCGATTTGATCGAATGTACCATCCTGATACTATCACGCTCGGCGGCGCCGACCACTGGGCCGAAGATCCTAGCGCTCGCCTTGCCGGACGGGCCCATGTCTCAGTCAACGTCCACCCGGCATATGTGAATATACCAGCATCACTGCAAGCTGTTACGCCTGTGATTCACTACGTCCCGGAAAATTCTAGCGAAGAGGGACGTGCGCTCGCAGCCAACAGGGAACGGCTGTTCTTCGCCTGGTGGCAGTCCAGGGAAATGGACTTGCGGCTGGAGATGGCCGCGCTTACCAAGAGCCTCTATGGATACACTGCGGCAAAGATCTATTGGGATGTGCTTAAGAAGCAGCCAGAAGTTGCAATCATCGAGCAGCCGGAGAACCTCTACATGGGGTTCGGAAACTCAGATTACACTCGCCTAGACTGGGCACTTTATTGCTATGGCCTATCGCCACAGGCGGTCAAAGAGGACTATGGCGTCGACATCATCCCAGTGAAGCAAGGTGAGAAGTGGTATGGCTATAGCACCCCAGGAACACATGACGATCCACTTGGGACTGTGTACCAGAACCAGTTCGAGCGTAACCCGCTTCGTCGAGAGACAGTGTACGAACAACTTCAGATCGAAGTCTACGACTATTGGTATAAAGAGCCAACCTCCCCAGGGAGGCCACCAATCGTATGGAACGCGATTTACGTCGGCAATACGCTAGTAAAGCATAGCAAGCACCCAGAGTACCAGGGACGCATTCCGTACCTTCTCCTCCAGAACGGCAAGGTGCCAGGCAGCCCATACGGCAAGCCTGAGCTCTACGACGTCGAGCAGCTTCTCCGCGAGAAGGATGAGCGCATCACAAACCAGGCACAGATGATCCAGTCTGTGGTTGGCGGACAGATGTGGCAGCTCGTAGGCGCAGAAGCCCCAGACGAGGTTCCGCCGAATGCCCTTCCAAAGCCCAACAAGGTTGCGGCCCCTGGGCCTGGCAACGAGCTGCGCGCACTCCAGCCGTTTATTCCACAGTTCCAGATCGAAGACTACAACAAGCGAATTGACCGCGAGATCGCCGTGGTAACCGGACTCAACGACCTGCTCCTTGGACTTGCTCCGACGAGCGTCCTTGGGTCGTCCAAGGCTATTGCGTCGTTGATCGCGAACTATGAGTCGCGTATCGCACCAAAGCGCAAACTTTTCTACCAATGGATCAAGGACGTTTGGGCACTTGCCGCCGCAGTGTGGGAAGCCAAGGACCCTGCAATCCGGTCCATCATCCAGGGACAATATCGACTTGAAATTGTACCACCAGAGCTTACTCCGCGTGACACGCTTGAGCTTGCTCAGACTGCAATCAACCTGGTCCAGAACCGCATCTGGAGCGCAGAACGCGCAATGGATCGCGTTGGCGTAGAGGACCCGGAGGGCGAGCTTGACGTTATCCGTGACGAGCAGACTGACGCGACAGTCAACCCTGCAGCAGTTCTGACGATGGCCAACTTGCTCCAGACCTTCCAGCAACTGCAGGCCCAGGGGGTCCAGATGCAGCAGCTTCAGGCACAGGAGCAACAGGCTGCAGCTCAGCTACAGGCACAGCAACAGTCTATGAACGCGTACAGGACTCTCAACCCACCGCTCACCGCTGCGGAGGGTATGTCATCGTTTGAGAACGCAGCCAACGCTCCACAGGAGTCTCTACCAGCCAACGCCGAGGTTGGCGCTGAGCTCCCAATGGATATGACACTGCCGGAAGAGAATGGGAGTGAACAGTAATGGCTATCCGAGTTAAGCGCCGAGCTAGGTTCCGCCGAGCCACATCGGGAACGCAGAACCTTACGCTTCTGATTTATAACATCCTTAAGGAGCAGCAGTCAGCTCAAAAGGGCGCGATTCTTGCTGCGTTCGATGCAAACATG